AAACAAGAAATACGACCGCAGGGGAACAGTTGGTACGCATCATTACACCAACTTTCGTCATGTCAAAGGCATTGACTGTCTCGGCTCCTACATTGAAGAAACTTTTTCCAAGCATGAAGGGAAAGTTAAACTATTGGGAGTTGACAATGTTCCTGAAGCAAAAGACGTAAATGAATATAAGTTTGATCCCGATACTCACTATGTGATGATTTTTGGACAGGAACAAATCGGGGTTCCTGAAAACGTTCTAAGTATGTGTGATGATGTTCTTTATATTCCTCAGTATGGTTCTGTTCGCAGCATCAATGTTGGAACTGCCTCTGGTATTATAATGAATAATTATTGTTCGTCAGTTCATTCCTTCGTAGTGTAACGGTAGCACCAGAGACTTTGGATCTCTTTGTCTAGGTTCGAATCCTAGCGAAGGAATTAGGAGATTATTATGAAACCAGTTGGCAAATGGATATTGGCAAAATCGTTGATCGGTGGTCAAAAAACCACGGAAGCAGGAATCATCTACAACGAAAGATCAAGCTCACGAATCATTCCAGCAAAGGTTGAGGCCATCGGAAACAAACTCACAGAGGACATTCAGGTTGGCGATACAATCTGGTGGGATGTCGGCAAGATCAAAGATGGTTATGCTGGTTCACATGTGGTCCATCAGGACTGGATTGAGTTTGTAGAGAGATAAAAGAAACAACCCCGAACATCTCGGGGTTGTTGGACCTGAGATCCTATCTCAAGTGGGGTTATTTCTTTTTGTAGTCTGGATGACTTCTTATTCTTTTTTCCAAGTCTGCAATTTTTGTGACCATTGCTCTACCCTTACCAGTGAATCTGAATGCTGATTGTGGTTCATCCAATTCGTAGCTGGCTTGATCAAGGGTGGATTTCATTTTTTCTAATTCATCGGTCAAAGCCGCAATTGATGGTTCACCAGGAGCATCATCGGCATCATTGTATTGATTTACCAATCCTTGCTCGTTTAATTTTTTGGGGAATCCGCCATAGAAGATGTTTCCGTCAGTGACTACGGTTCCTTCTTCGATTGTTTGCTTTTTGCCTTTCATTGCTTGTCCTATTTTCTTTCTTCTATTTTTTAAATATTTGTCTCTTGAGGTATTTGGTTTACCGTCATTGTCAATGTCAGCGTCTTCTTGACCAACTGGATCTAATTTAGAATTTTTTTTGCTTGCTATCATTGCTTCAAGCAGTTTAATTCTTTGTACCAATTCTTCGCATAATTGTTTATAATAAATTCCAGAGTTTTTCATAATATTATTTATCTTTTACGAGATTTGGGGGCAGACCCCGGTTGTCCATGTCTTCTCGTTGGTGCAATTTGTGGATGTTGTGGAATAATTTTTGTTTTTGATTCAACAATATTTTCTATTTGTTTGTTGTTTTTATTTTCTTCTGGGCTATTTGAATTTTTCATATTTTATGGTCTCCTTAATGGTGCAGAACCAGGTTGTCCATGTCTTCTCGCTGGTGGAATTTGTCTGTGCTGAGGAATTCTGGAACCAGATCCACTGCCGGAACCGGAGCCAGATCCACTTCCCGAACCGGAGCCAGAACCAGTGCCAGAACCAGAACCAGATCCACTGCCGGAACCGGAACCAGAACCGATGCCAGATCCTGTACCTTCTCCATTTCCTTGCCCACCACCTTGGCCTGAACCAGTTCCCGGTCTTCTGACCGGTTTTCTATCTTGACCTTGTGGTTGAGTTTGTTGTGGTGGTGCGATTGGTTTATTTTGTGGTATCGACAAAGGTTCTTCTCTAGGTACTGTGAAACCATATTCAGGAACTTCAAATGGCCCCTCTTCTTCATCCCAAAATGGAGTTGTTTGAACATCATCCCCCTCATCTGTTAATATTGGACCACCACCACCCTGTCCACCATCTCCGCCTCCACCGCCACCTCCACCACCTCCACCGCCACCTCCACCTTCCCCTGGCTGTCTATAAATTGGTTTTGAGAACCAGTACTGAGGAAATCCTGGTGGTGTTGGTCCTGGAATTGTGTATGGAGTAAACGGCCAAGGATAATCTACAATCCAATAATCTGGTGCTGGAGTTGGAGGCAACGGATATCCGTATCCTGGTCTTACATATTGTGGGGTAGTTCCAGGAGGATTAATTGCAATTGGCGGTATACCGTCACCGAACTGATCTTCTAATAAAAATTGTTTAAATCTTTTTATCATATCATTCCATGCATTCTTTTTAAGCGTTCAACTTCACCGGTCATGTAGTTTCCAATTGCAGTGTTTGTCGCTTGCCATGTTGCTTTTTCTGGCATTTCAATTTCTTGTGTTTGTGGATTGTCGGAAAATCTTTGCAAAACATCTCTTAAACCATATTCGCCCACCCCATAAGGTTCAAACCCATGCTGTGATTTTGGATCAAACGGGTCTTGTTCTGGTTGCATTTCAGCTGTTTCTTCTTGACCTTCTTCTTGTTTTCTTCTGGATTTTCTTCCTGTTTTTTTTGCCATTTGGCTGGGAGCCGATTGCATTTGTTGGCCATATTGACCTTGTGGAGATCCCGAATCAGCAGAACCTGAAGCTTGTGCGGCTGTAATAGACTCATCTAACAATTTTAATTGCTCTAAAAGTTTTTGTTTTTGTTCTTGGAGCGCAGCACAACGAAGTTTGTAAAAATTTTCTAAAGAAGTCATATAGATATTTATTCAAATAAAAAACCCGGTTTTTCAGATGCGGGAAAACCGGGAAACCCCACTGCTTTAAGCAGCCATCCGCATTGGTGCGGCTTTTGTTGTTGCAACTGTTTATTTACGACACTTGTTACCCGTGTCGGGTATCTCCTTCTTTCATACTCTGCTCCAGTCGATGCCATTCAGCCCCTTAAATGCCCCGCTGCAACGAGGACTTGTTTCGCCATCCCTAAAGTTTGCAGAGGCTTTAGGTTAGGCTAATGGAGCCGAGGGGATTCGAACCCCTGTGCTGTTAGCATTTCTGTCCGAGATCAACAATACCGAAAGCGTAGTGAGGGACCTGCACCCATGCTCAATCACCGTTTGCAACCAATGATCCTAGTAGGCATCACACACCTAGCCACGCATATGAATTATTTATCTTCCTCTATATCGTAATAATAATTGTCATCATCACCTGTCAAAATCCAACGGTCGCTTTTATCTTCACATCTGTAAACTTGATTGTCAACTTTGTAGTCTGGGTTCTCTGGGAATGGCTTGGTCGTGAATGACATATGTTTCCAATAAATTCTATTGTTTGGCTGGAGTGCATAATTGCCATTGTCCAACTCAATCATGTGTAGACATTTGTACTGGCTTGGTGCATCGCTATACGGATTATCATACCAATCAAACGTCATCATGTAATTTCCCCAAGAGTGGGTTTTGTCTTTAAAAATTACTTTTGCTCTTGCTCCGGAAAGATAATCATATACTGTAACAGTTGCATTTACAGAGAAACAATCCCAAAGTTGTAAATGATCCAATGGTTGCTCTTTCGATACTTTGCTGCACAGTTTATGAATAGGTATTCTACTCCGTAAAGTACCGTTATCTAGCATAACAGTAAAAAGCAATGCACGATCAGCATGAGATTGGGCTGCAAATACAGTTACCTTTTCATATTCGCCCTTATATCTTTCATTTTGATAAAGGTGTTCCTTCCTCAAAAGGCAGTAAAAATGTGGGATGTTCAAATTGTACATAATGCGAGCAGAGAGATTCGAACTCCCGTAGGCTTTGCCATCTGATTTACAGTCAGACCTCGTTGACCGCTTGAGTATACTCGCTAAAATTTATTTTTTTTTTCTACTTGTTCTACCGTTACCTTTATTTTTATTTTTATATGTTGGTGTTTGTGAATGGCAATTTGGACAGAGCAATCTTAAATTTTCAATTCTGTTGTCTGTAGAATTTCCATTAATGTGATCCAATTCAAGGACTAAAGTATTTCCATTCCATTCATTTATGTTACATATAATGCATTTATTTTGTTGAACTTCAGACAAAAATCTTTTTTTAACTCTTATTCCGGGGACAATTTTTTTGGATAACCAATTATCTATCGTTACTTTATATTCGTATTGTTTTTGGCATTTATTTGAACAATACTTTCCTTTTTGACATTGTTCTCTGTATTTAAATGTTTTATCGCAACTTAAACATTTTCCTATCTTCATTGTAGACCTCGTATTAATATATAGATTAGGTCTGCTTTAAAGCCATCTATGGGAATCGAACCCATGATCTGTCGCTTACAAGGCGACTGCATTACCACTCTGCTAAGATGGCAAATCGGGCGTTGAACCCTTTTTCCAAACCCGATCAAGGTCTGGTAAGTATGATGCTAGCCCTTCGCGTTCTTCTACGGTGTACGCGCCCCACCGCCGATTGCAGCTTGGGTATCAGGTATCCCGACACTGCTTTTTGATTGTCTGGCAGAATTATATATCAACATAGCATCAAGTCAATTAATTGACTTAACAATTTTATGAGATATATTGTTGTCATGGCTAAAAAGAGAAGAATCAAAACCGTTCCTTACATTTTAAATGAATTTGATCTTGTCGATCATCTTTTAGATGAAACAGACGAGCAATTCAATAAATCTTTGTTGGAAATGCCATTCTCTCTGTTGATTCAAAATTATGGAGAATATTGTGAAGCCATTGGTCAACTTGTTGAATCAAGAAGAAGCAATCCAAAAGATCAGAGAATGGATAAACTCTACAATCGCAAACACAAACTTCTAGATGAATTGAAAAAAATGATGTTTGATGAGCGAGAAAACGCAAACAGAGCAAATTATCATTATGATATTATTGCCGATGAGATGTGGGTATTTAAGAATAAAAAGTAATGTAACTTTAAATTTTTGCTTCAACGGGGCCAGCCCAGCCCGAATAACCAGCGGAATTTTGCGCGGTAACTATAAAATTATAAGTTATTCCCGCAGTAAAAGATCTGTAAACTGTTCCAATTGTCATACCGGAGTAAAAAGCTTGCGTGCTTCCTGCTGGAAGTTGAGAAACAAGTGGAAGAACTTCACCCTCAACTTGTATTGCAGAATTTGTATTACTATAATCAATCCAACTTATGTGATAACCAGTTCCAGTTACTGCTACATTTCTATCATAGATCCATTTTTTAAGAGCTTTCAAAAAAACGGTATCATATAAAATTGAATTTGTATAATCAAATGTGTGCGATTGAGTAGTTGACCCTAAAAATACGGTTTCTTTTGTTGGTGGATAATAACCATATGCAAAGTTGCAACTGTCTCCGTATATTGCAAAATTAGAAAACACTCCGGTCATTCCTCCGGTTCCATCTAATAACTGATATCCAGCAACTGGAAAATCTGGATATGTATTATAAGTATAGTAAGACTCTGTAAAAGCTAAGTTAGTTAAAGGTTTTTTCCAAGTTAAAACTGCTCCGTTTGGTGTAACAATAAACATTGGTAAATTTGAAGGCCAAGTTATTTGATTAGCAATTTTATATATTTTTACATTTTCTAACTCTTGCTGTGTAAAAGGTTCAGTCAACTCAAGGATAGCTAAATCTTTTGACTCGCCAAATGTTATACCTAAGTTATTCAAATTATTTTGGCAATAATCCACATCATAGTCAAGATCATACCCAGCATTTCCACATTCCCCATCAACAATATCATTAAGCCAAAAGCTTAAATATGCAGTTTTGTCATAAACAGTGTTGTTTTTACCTATAAATCTAACTTGTATAAAAGGATCTACCGTGGAGCCAATTATATTATTAAAATAATTACCCAAAGTCGGCCCATTCCATAATGGATCTATCATGTGCCCACCAACAACAATATGCATTGGACTTATTAAACAACCAGGTATATCTCCCGTGTTCCAATAATTGTAATCTTCCAATATATTTGGATAAGCACCACACCAACCATCATCATATAAAGCTTGTCTTAAACCTAAGTTATTATTTGCAAAAACTTGACTTGAAACTGGGAATGGGGGAGAATTTGCTTGAAATCCATTAAAGTAACCAAAATTAACCACATCAGGTTCATTGCCAGTAAAATAAAATGCAGCTCCTCTTCGTCTAGCAACAATACCGGAAAAATCTAAGTCAGTTGGCAAATTAGAATTTGGAACATATGCTGTTATATTTTTTAAATATAAATTTTGATTAAATCCAATTGGTCTTGCCCAACTAAAAGTCGATCCTGCAAAATCTATAATTGGTTCAGAATCGTAAGTATATAAATCATGTATTGTTTTATTGTAATTTATTACGTGTGCCATAAATTAAATTAACTCTCTTCTGAAATATATGTCCATGCTTTCCTCATTGAAAGAATTGTCTGTCCAACCAAGCGTCACTCCACTCAGTGTCATAGTTGCGCTAAGATTGCTTGGGGTTTCTGGTGGCAAAATCTTAGTTTTATTTCCGCCATCAATGTCATTGATGTCTTGATGTTCTCCCAAAGCTGGCATTTTTATGAATGCCAGTGCTTGAAAGGGAGAAAGTTTGTGACCAAATTGATTTACAAAAATATTTAAACCTTCTATTAAATTATATGTAAATCCTTCATAAATAAAACTTTTTGGAAGATCTTGTAAATATTCAGATTCTTCAATTATTGTTCTTGTTTGTTGTTTTTTATTTGTAAAAATATTATTTAACTTATTTAAATAATTTTCACTAAAAAAATTAGTATTGGTTTTGTCAATGGTTGAGATATTATTTTTTTTAACATTTAAATTTGAATACAAATAATCATTTAAATTTATTTTTTGGATATTTTTATTTTTATCAAAATTTTTATTATTTTTGATAATATTAATTATATCATTTTTTACAGGATCATATCTCATAAAAGTATTTATCTTTGTTTTTATATGGTTTGTGTTATAATATACTCATGAATAAAAAAGAACTTGAAGAATTGATATATGATTTTGGTCACGTCATGTATAGATTGGGTAGAATGGAAACTGACGAAAATTCTTCTACCAAAGAATATAATGCAATGACAAAGAAAAAAGAAGAACTCACCAAAAAATTTGATGAGTTCTTCAAAACTTCTATTAAAATGTAATTAACGAATTCTGCGTCTACGTTGTTGTGTCATTCTTGTTGGTGGTACTCCTTGTGGTGTTGGGATTCCCCAATTTTGAAGAACTGATTGGAAATCTCCTCCACCTTGACCACCTAACGCAAGACCGAGATCTAAGCCGTCAACAACTCCATCACCATTCAAATCTCCTGGGGTTGGTGAACTGCCACCACCACCTTGTGTCGGTCTGTTATATTGACCTGTGACGGTATTTTGTTGGTTCAGAGAGCCAGTTGGCGATTGACCTGGGCTACCGGCCATAGTTGGTCTACCATATCCAGAAACTGTGTTTGGCGTACCAATTATACCTGTTGTAGAAACTTGTCCACCGCCACCACCACCACCTTGTGTCGGTCTGTTATATTGACCTGTGACGGTATTTTGTTGATTTAATGAACCAGTTGGTGATTGACCTGGGCTACCGGCCATAGTTGGTCTACCATATCCAGAAACTGTATTCGGTGTGCCTATTACTCCTGTTGTGGAAACTTGTCCACCGCCACCTCTTGGTGATCTGTTATATTGACCTGTAACTGTGTCGCTTGGTCTTAAGCTTGAAGATCCTGGAATTCTTCCTGGTGTTCCAGCAGGGCGCATTCCTCTTCCTGCGCCAACTGAAGTTACTTGAGTGTTCATTGGAACTGCTCCACCAATTTGTGTTTGTTGACCGACACCACCTAATTCTGTGGAACGCATTGCAGCACCACCTTGACCAAAATTTCCACCAAGAGCAAGCCCCAAATCAACACCATCAACTACACCGTCGCCATTATAATCATATGGTGAGTTGCTTTGTCCCCAAGAAGAAAGAACTCCTTGTACTTCTGCTGAATATTGATCACCAGAATTGACAGAATATCTATCACTGAGTGTGCTTGGGCCACCCATTTGTGCTGGTCTTGCCATTGTTTGATATGAAGCAACTGCTTCATTTATCATTTTTACTTCTTTTTCAAGTCTGTTGACTTGTTCTTGAAGTTGTTCGGATAAATTTTTGTAGTAGTTTGTAATATAATTCATTGTTGTTTCCTGTAGTAAAATTATTTATAATTTTTTATTTTTTAAGCCAACTATTTAATAATTTTTCTCTTTTTTCAGATTTTAATGTATTGGCCTTGTTTGAACTTTTTGTTTTTGATCCTTTAAGTTTTTCAATTTGATCTTTTAATTTTTTACCAAAAACTACGTCTGGAGTTTGTAAACTATATTGATCGGGCAAAGCATTTTGAAAGTTTGCAGTCATGTCTTGATTATTAAAAAGACCAAGTTTAGACAATCTTTGTTTTAAATCTTGGGCCACATAATTGCTGGCTGCTTTATTTAAATTTTTCCAACCAATTTCAACATCTTGCTCTGGATCATCTTTTTCTGGAACCATTCCAGAATATTGACCAATGAATTGTTTTGCTCTTTCAAATGTGGCATCATCGAGACCAAAACCCATCCCAACACCAAGATTATTTGAATAGTGGGGTTTGTACGGAACAACTTTTGTGTCTGTTCCAGGAATCATCCCTGGTTTTCCTTGACCTTTTAACGTTGCAGCAACAATTCCTTTGTTCCAAGACATGGCATCCGAACCACCGCCAATGTCGCTATAAGAGTAAGTTCCGGCAACACCGCCTGCGTTTGGTACAGGTACTTTGCCGCTTGCGGCTGTCTGTGTTTTTTCAGTTGGAGTAAAAACACCACCACCACCTTCAAGCAATTCTTGTTTTTGTTCTAATAATTTTTTAAGTTTAAAAACTTCGACTTCTAATTCCTCTGCCAGTAATTTGTATGGTGATTCAAAACTCATTTTAATGTTTCTCCAAATACTGATTTTAATATATCATCTATATTTGGTATATTTTGTCTTTGTAACTGGCTATAAAGTTGTTTTAAAACTTCTTGTTTCCATTGGGACAATCCATATTCTGTTGGGTTGTTTCTTCCCACTATCTGATCCTCTATGTTGTAGAGGTTACCTTCAGATATATTATTTTTTCTTTGCACGAAGCTTCTTCAAAGTAAGAGCAAGACGAGCACGCTTTCCAAGCTTGCCGCCTTTTTCTGCGGCCTTTTCAAGTTTGCCCATAGGAATATTTTTGCCTTCTTTTACTTTCAAAGATTTATGAAGAGCTCCTGGTTTCTTGATTGCCCCTTGAATCCAATTTTTCTTTTCGTTTAAGGCGTATTCAAGCAAAACATTATCATCTTCAAATAAATTTTGAATAATATCGTCAGCAATGTCAAGTTCTTCTCTTAAAAGTTCTACTTGTGCAATAAGTTGTTTAATTTGAATTATTGTTGGGTCCATGAAAGTATTTATAAATATTAAGTAATGTTGATAGATTATAACTACAAAGTTTATTTGTCTGGAATCACCTTTTCTGGTGCAACTTATGCGTTTACACCTCCCTTCAAAAATAATAAAGGGTTTATATATTCTCCAGCCATAAGTAATAATTATGAAGATTTAGACACGCTTGCGGGAAGAGCTTACTTACAAAAAATTGTATTTATGGACCCCAATGGAAATGACGTAGAGTTTGACGTTAACGCCAATAACATTGGGGGAATATTTTATTCTGGTTCTTTGGTGGATTATTATGCTCAATTTATGCCCAATGCAACTAATTTAAGATATAATAATCTGAGAATAGGAACATTTGCTTCAACCGATGCCAACACAATTTTTATGCCAATAAAATATAAAAAAATGATATTCAGCCTATCTAATGATGCTCCCACCCCACCAGTAACATGGACCGACACAATAAAATTATTTACTCTTTACTAAAATGAGACTATACAATAATTTAAAAAAATACACAGGAACCATAACCAAAAAAAATAAAGGTGTTTTGGTTGTTTATGAGTCTTCTAATTCAAGTACACCTATTATCGTTGCTACCTTGAGTGTTGTTAATACAGATAATACTTCCTCAACTGTAACTTTGGGCGCTTATCCCGCAACAGATATTAATGGTAATCCAATTTTTATTGGTACAAATGAAACAAGCTATGTATTTTTTCCATTTTCTATATCTGGCATCACTTTGGGTACAGGCGGTTCAGTTTCTGCTTATGAACTCTTCTAAATAATAGTATGAGAACTTTCAATAATGTAAAATTCTTTGGAACTGGTACTGCCGGTGCAACCGGGGCCAAACAAAATGAAGCAATTCTTATTAGAAATGGTACTGGAACAAACACTATAACACTTCAATGCATCAATCCTGAAGGTGCTGTTGTTCCTGTTGGACCGCTTTCGGTTGCAGCAAATAGTGCAGTTATGTGGCCAACATATGTGTATGGTTTCACTGCCAGCAGTGCAAACGTCACTGTATACGAACTGTTCTAATTATGCAAAAAAATCATCGGTGTCTTGTGACCAATCAAAGGTTAAACCCCGGAGAATGGTATTGGTATTCGTGGGAGATGGAAGCACCGATATCTGCTTCCGGAATGGCAGAAATAGAACAAAGAAGATTTGATCCAGACGATGAATTCGCCAAAATTATTTGGGAAGAGTGGTGTTGGTCAAAAGAAATTGGTCAACCAGATCTTTAATTATCAATTTTATCGAGTTCTATATTTTTTCAAAAGAACTCTGTCAAGATAATCTTGTGCTGCTTTTGGTGTTTGAGAATTCAAACTAACTGGAGATATTCCTTGCAGAATTCCTGTTTCCACTTCAGGTGCGAATTCTCTTGCTTCTTTTGCTTTTCTCTCATCAGTATCAAGCATTTGATTCAACATTCGTGCAACACGATTCATAAATGCCGTTTCGGATGGAGTTTCACCTCTATTATCTTCACTGAATCGATTTATTTTTTTACCACCAATTCCCAAGAATCCACCTTGAGTAGCTTGTCTTCCGCCAAATAATTTATGTGCTTCACCTCTTTGCAATGCGTAAGCTGCCATTGCTAATTTTTCTTGTTCACTTAATTTATTCCATGCTTCTGATTCTGGTACAACATAACCCTTAAATTCTGGAATTTTAACACCAAGATTTACTTGTGGAATCTCTGGTTTTTTTGTTGTTTCAATTTCTTGTTCTGGAAATATTGGAAATTGTCCTCTTTCAACATCAAATGGGAAGTTATCTTGAGGTGCTGGTGCTGGTGCTGGTTCTGGAAATATTGGAAATTGTCCTCTTTCAACATCAAATGGGAAGTTACCTTGAGGCATTGCAGTTGGAACAGAAGTAGAAACAGTAGAAGGTTTAGTTGGTATTTCTGGCATTCTCTTGACAACCGAGCTTCCTTTATTCTTCTGTTTTCTAGCTCTGCTTTCTGGAGTTGTAGGTGCTAAAGCTCCGCCTTCAACTTTATCATACCAAGCCTTTGGTGTTCCAAACTGTGGAATATTTTTTGGCCTACCACGCATAGTATAAAATTGCGGAGTATTGTAAGCTGGTGATTCACCGGGACCAGCTGTTGGCGACCAAGTTGGCGAACCTTTTGCAGCAAGATCAAAAAATAATTGACGGTGTTGTGGATTTCTTGGGTCGTAATCTTGACCAGTCGCGGTTTTAAAATCACCTTGAGTTACTTGATAAACTGGGCTAATTTTTGAAGCTGATTTTCTTTCTGCATCAACGGCTGCTGAAGCTTGTCTTGATTTTTCAAAAGCCTCTTCTGAACCTTCTTTGCCCATTAGGTCAAATGCACTTTTTGCTGCATCATAAGCTTCTTGTTCTGCTGCTGTTTTTGGTGTTGTGGTAAAGGTTCCAAAAGGCAAATTGGAAAATTGTTTTCCAGCTTTAACTCTTTGTATTCCTGTTTCTAATTTTTTACCTTGTTCATCTCTAATTCTTTCTTGACCTTCTGGGCTTAATTGATCTTCTAGTTCTGCAATTTTACTTGCAACCCCAGGGTCTACACCACCACTAGCTTCTTGTCTGGCTGCAACCCTTTTCATTCTATTCAAAAGATCTTGTGCTTCTTTTGTTTTTGCTTTTACCATTCCGCCAAGTCTTTTTTGGAAATCATAATCTGGACTATCAGATACAACTGATGGGCTGTAACTTGTCGCGGGTGCTGGTGCAGTTGTTGGTGCGCTTGCACCTCCGGTGGTTGGCATATAATAAAAAGAACCACCTGTTCCTAGTGAGGCTTCAGTTACATAAGAAATGATAAAGTCAGAAAGTTTTTTCATTTTTTATCCTGTGTTACGGTCTTTCACCTTGTCTGCCGGTGTAACCACTTTCACGTCTTTCCCAATCTCTCATTTCATAATCTTCTTCTTCCGCTGCCAATTCTTCTTCTCTACCAACTCTAATACCTCTTTGAAGACTGGGATATCTGGCCATCATAGATGGATCAACAGCACCCATTACGTTATCTGAAGCATCGGCCTCAACATCAAATGCATCGGCATCTCCATCACCGTCAACATCTGTAACTTGTAAATCTTTTTTAACAGGATTAGTACCACCCAAAGCTCTGTTTATTGCCATCATCGCTTGGGGGTCCAATTTATGGATTGTTCCGATGGCTTTCTTTTCTGCTGCTATTTTTGCTTTAATTTGTTCTGATGTTAAATTTTCGTCACCGGGGCGAATTTTAATATCTTTTGGATATTGTTTGTGCAACCCTTTTGAAATATCGCTCAAAGGACCGCCGTTTGATTCATTTAATTGAACTTGTTTAGAATAAATTTTTGATTCAGAAAGCAATTTTGCTTTCATAGCAGCTGCATTTAGTTCATGAATCCATGAATACGTGTTAATTTTCTTTGCCATAGAAATATTTAGATTTGACTTTACTTTAATAAAGCGTATAATTATATTCATGGATATTAATGGTCAGGCAGGAAAGGGCGATACTTACCGCCCGGTTGATTATAAGACTTGGTGTAAAAATTTTGATGAAATATTCAAAAAGAAAAAGACCAAGAAAAAAAGCAAAAAGAAGTAAAATTTGCGGGTGTAACTCAATGGCAGAGTGCAAGCCTTCCAAGCTTGATGTTGAGGGTTCGACCCCCTTCACCCGCTTTCTTGACAATTCCAAATAAGGATGTATAATACTCATATGCCTAATTCAAAACAACGTATTACTGCTCGTACTCACAAAAAGCGCAAGTCTAGGATTGCTCGGAAACGTGCCGACAGTCTTATGAATGCAAAGGTTGGCACTCTCCGTAAGCTTGACGAGATTGGCCAACTTCCTAAGTCTGTCAAGCTCGCAAGGTTGCCTAATGGCTAAGACTGAAACTGTTATGACGTTTGAAGAGGTTCGCAAGAAGTACAATAACATCGATTGTTTTTTCACTTATTTTGATGGTGAAAAATCTTCGTTTGACTTTTATGGTACTGATGCTTCTGGAACCGAGGTCAGAATCTCGGTTGGAGGTTGCCCTGCTTGGATCAAGCATCTGGCCTTTGGTCCCAACGATCCTCTAAATATTGCTGACGCTCTTGAACGTCATGTTCGCTACATTTCTGTTACCGATAACCGTGGCAAGGTTGTCTATGAACAAATTTTTGATGTAAACTAAAGGAAGTTATGAATAACTCAGATCACAACGATTTTATCAATTGGCAAAATGGTGACGAAGAGCCACCTAAGAACTTTTTCTATTATGGTCCTTTCAATGACAAGTTTAAGGACATGTGGGAAAAGATGCATAACAAGATCAACAAGCAGGATTATGTTGATGACATGAAGGAATACATGAACTTTGATGACCTTATGAATGATGTCACAAAGAATTCAAAGAAAAGACCTTCAAGAAACAAGTCTGCAAAGACAGTATTTGATCAGGATGATTATCTCAAATTGATTGAAATTCGGGGCTATCTTTCTATTACCGAGCAGTATGCTCACGTAAAGGCTCTGGATAAACTTATCAATCAGATTGTTATTATTCCAAAGGACAAGCAATGAGTGATTATTTTCCAGGTTCTGCTTATAGTTTAGGATACCAGGCCAGAATGAAAGGTGGAGATAAACCTTCAAACACTGATATGGCAGAAAATAATGTTTATTGGCAAGAATGGCTGACGGGATGGGATGATGCACACAACAAGATCATCTCCGAAGCAAGAGCAAATGCTGGTTGTTCAAAACCAAAGTGTTGTAAAAATTTTATTCAAGATTAACAAAAACCCCCCGAAAGGGGGGTTTTTTAATTTATTCCACGTAGTGTTTGATAAAATTTATTAACTTCATCTCCATACAAATTTACTGCTGACTCATTATCTTGTTTTGTAATATTACCTATTGATCTATTAAAATTTTTCAATAATAATGATGGTGGTAGAGCCTGACCAGAAGTTAAAACTCTTCTTAAAGATTTGACCGGTTCAGGCTTTGTTGTTCCGGAAGCCAAAGCTGCTTTATATTCTTCTATACCTTTTCCTGTAGTAAAGCCCAAACCAAGTCTGGCCGTTCTATTTCTTAAAATGCCTGCAATTTCTTTTGGGTCGGCAGCAAATCCTGGATCAAGCAAACCTTTCATTATTCTCAGAGTAGTTCCTTTTTTTTCTATTTTTGAACCAATCATTTCTTTGGCAATATCTTGAAATGATCCTCTTTTTTGTATTTGCTTTGCCTGTGATCTTGCTTGTGATTTTTTTGCTTCATCTTCGACAAAACCAAGATCACCACCATGTTCTATCGCTGAAGCATATAATTCAAATGGGTCATCACCATTAAAAGTTGGTAAAAGACCACCATATTCCTCTTCTTTGGTGGCAACTGGAGTTGGTGCAGACCATCTTCCAAATTTTACGTCTTCTAAATCTGGAACTATTACTTTGCCTCGTCTTCTTAAAATTGAAGTGTCGTATGGATCTGCCCGTGATGGGTTTCTTTCAGCAAAATGGCGTTGAGCTCCAAGATGCCAAGCAGCAAGTTCTTTGTCATTCGCGGAATTTGATTTAATCAAATCTTCCAATTCTCTTGCCGAAGATATTGAACCGTGAATGGCAGCTGCTCTTTCTCCCTGTTCAGATTTTTTTTTATTTCCTTCTACAGATTTTACCAAAGAATCGATTTGCAATTCAAATGTTTGTTTTACATTTTCTGGAGTTGGGTCGATTGGACTGATTCCATCTTTTTTTAATTTGTCTATGTATTCTTCTCTGTCTAATGTTTCTTTTAATATGTCGAGTTCCATTAAATTTAATTCTTCTATTAAACTTTTTTCATTGTATGGAATAAAAAATATTTCTCCGCTTTCTTCATCTCGTACAGCCATTTTTCCTTTTTTGTTTCTTCTTTGAAAACGTTGCAAATATTTTTTTGTTCTACTGTCTTGTAATTGCTTCCAAGCTTTTGCAGATTTAAAAGCGTTAAATTCATCTTTCGAAACATTAAACATCTCAATGCTGGGGAACATGTTCACGGGATCGGATCTAGTAAGCATTGATCCCATTACAGGATCATACCCAGATACATTGCCTTTGTTGGCTTCTGGTGCATTTGCGGGAGTTCCTAGTGTTCCTGGTCCACCACCAGCAGAACCTGTTGACATGTCTTCTAGGAGGTTTAAATAGCTAACTCCATCTTCCGCATTAAGCATAACGTGTGATTCAACTAAACAATCAAATTGTTCTTTTATTATTCCAAATTTCTCTGCCTCTTCATTAAAAACTTGCAAAGTTCCCATCAAATTTTGTAATTTATATTTGGTTGTTCCGGGCGGTAGCTGATCGAATATTTTTTTAATTTTTATTACAAAATATTCAAACGGATCTATGCTACCTTCATTTCCTTTAATATTTCCATTTGCATCTATTGCTCCCGAAGAATATGCTCCCAAAGCAGTATATGGACTGCTCACTGCATCTGCAAATCTATAAAAATAGAATGAGGGTATATAGGACAAGTTTCCCATTAAAATTATTTAGATTTCTGCCCCAAGCAACTTTCTGTCAACTCTTGGATCGGTATTTATTTTATGATATTTAACTTCTGGTAATTGTTTTATGTTGAATTCCAGGAAGACCAAAAAAGACTTCAAATAGGAGTGGAGCCTTGGTTCCAATCTAAAAAATAATATTCTTGCGCAATTTTCTTCACCAAAAACATTTTTTAAAATTATTATGTGATTTATTATCAATCTTTCTCTGATTGATTTCAGAGTTTTTTGCTTGTGTATTTTTTGTATGAGTCTATTAACGTATTTTACACGTTTTAAATCATCCATGAACTCTGTTTTTCCAGAGCAATGGGAATTAAAATAATGAGTCTGACAGAATTGTAAAAAACTTTCTTCTGTCAGACTTATATTATTTTGCATTAGTTCAGTGAGCGCATCCACAATCTTCACCACTCATGTCAGGGACTATTACCATTTGCACTTTTCTGAGCATGTTTGGTTGTTTAACTACGGTTGCCACTAAACTCAAACCGTGACCTAATTTTTCTTTGATTCCGTCTCCTTGAGAGAATCCAGTCTTATTAACATCATCATATGGATTTTGCCCATAAACACCAATGTAAGGACTGCCGTATTGATAAAGCTTAATTACATTGTCGCCATCTTGAAGAGCGTTCTTTTGTTGAAAATCAAATCCAAAGTGATTTAATTTTTGTTTTACGACGTTAAGCACATGGTCAGGATCAATATAGTCTCTCTGACTAAGGCCATAAAGAAGAGCATTGATTGCATCGATTGATCTGGGAAGTTGAATGTTAAAAGTTCCCTTGTCGGTAAGGGCGCTTGGCATTCTTGGGGCTTGAGGATCACCGATAAACAAACCACCACCGAAGGTTTGTTCACCTGAATTTTCTGTTAAGGGACCGGTTTGTTTTAATAATTCTTTAAATTTCATGGCTTATATTATTTAGGTCAATTAATTTTTCTTTGTTCGCACAATCCAAAAAGATCTGGATTATAGTTTTCTGGGTCTAAATTTTTATTCATATTTGCAACAATGTCTTCGCTGACTTTTTTCCACTTTCCGCCTTTTCCTTTATAGCATTTAGCTGCCCATGCATTAGCATATGCACTCGGGTAAACATCAAATTTTTTCTTTGCTTGGGCTATGCAAGAAGCCCATTTCTTGGGGTCTTTTGCTTTATTCTTTCCCTCTTCTAATAATTCAGATTCCTCTTTCAACATTGCGCTTACTGGTTTGGCACTCCAAGTTTTGCAGGCCCAGTATCGTGCTTTCCAGCGGGGTCCAGGGTTATCACAGTTGTGCCGAGCACGGAAATTACGACGACGAGCTGGATCGTCTCTTTTGATTTCCATATTAGGGTCACCAAAGTTTACTTTTACAACATTTCCTTTATCATTTTTTACGTAAACTTTATATTTCTTGACATCTCCGCGCATAATTTTGTTTAATTTTACTTTTTTATTTTCTGATTCGTAAACACAAATTTTTTCACCAAATTCGTTGTATGAAACTTCCTCTACATTGTCCAAAAATCCCATTACAGTTTCTTCCAAGAACTCTTGTGTGATTTCATTACCTTCTTCATCACTGAATCTGACTGTATATACTCCATTCTCAAAAATAACTTCATCTACATCTAAAATTTCTCCGGATTCGTTTATGATTAGATCACATGGAAGCAATTCTTGAACTTCAATTGGGGTAAAATTCATCTTAAAAACTTTTGAAGCGCTTTCCACAATGAATGTGTCGAAAGATTCTTTTACCTCTGTGACTCCAGTTTTGACAAATACTGGTTTTTTACCTTTTCCTTTTACATCGCCCTTTTCTGCACGACCTGCTTTCTTTTGTGCTGAACGTTTTCTTCTAACAAATGAGGCGATACCCTCTTTGCCCAGTTTCTTTGCTTTTTGTTTGCTCAAACAAGCTGAATATGGGGCTCCTTCCTCTGCATCACCACACTTACCAACTCTCTCGCCTTTTGTGTTATAGCGATCCCAGCCAGGACCACCGCCAGCAGATTCTTTATTGAACCATTTGCCTAGTCCAGATTTTTCAAATACTTTTTCAAGTAATATTTTTGTACGGGAATTCATTACTTCCAATCCTTATTTTGTTTTTCACCTTTTTGATGGCCATTATCTGACCTATTATCGGATTTATCACGAAGGCGTAAGTTATTTATACCATTTGAACCACCATTTCTAAGTGGTCTTTTGTGATCTACGTCTTTTCTGGAACCCTTTTTGACTTTTCCTTGGCGAATCAGTCTTTCTCTTGCTGCCGTTCTCTTGGCTCTTTCTTTTCTTTGTTTTGGTTTACCGTGGTAATTTCGGTATTCCATATCGTAATCTCTTTTGTATTCTTCATAAAAATGAGTGTTCAATTTATTCATTGCATACAATAAAATTTCTGGAGAGTGATTTATTCTGTTCAAAGCGTTGTTAAAAATTACTTTAAAATTGTCATTTTCCATCAAAACATTGCTGTTTGTAAGTAAAGATATTTCCTCTGAATCAACCAATCTTGCTTTTACCAAAGTATCCAAAACAAAGTTATTTGTAAGTGATTCAATTAACAAATCGTTTAACAGAAGTCCAGCATTTTCTGCAACTGTTTCTTTCATCGATCCTGTTTTTTCTACAGGAATTTTTACTGTTTTTTTACCTATTTTTACATAATTGTATTGTACAGTATTTAAATCTTTTGGAGTGAATCCTGGAAGCAAGCTTACATTTATATCAAAATCCATATTTTTGGAGATATAATCTAAAGCTAATTCAACCGGATTTATTTGACCTTTTGGTATCAACAACGATTCAAGTGAAATTTCTTCAACGGGTTCTGTTTGCTCCACCACTGTTGAGAACTTTCTTAACATTTCTGATTGAGATTTTTTTGGTTTATCTACATTTTCGTCATTTATCAAATTAGAAGCTGGTTTTACGGCAATGGTTGCGCTTCTAGCAATTTCATCAAAATACGAATCATCTAATCTAAAAATTCCATTTTGAGTCACCACGTGAGTTGGTGAAAAGTTTGGATCTTTGATATTGTCACCACGGTAATATGTCTTTAATATTGATTTTACAAATACATCAGAAAATTCAGATGGTTTGTTTGGAGTATTTTTGAAGAGAGTGGGAGTTGCTTTTGTTATTTCTTGTTGATAATTCTCCAAAGAAGCATATTTATTTAAATTGCCATTTTCATCAACAATCGGTCCTATATTTTGACCAGAATCATCTTTAAGAGGAGTTGCTTTAAGTTGCGCAAATAATTGGGGGTTATTTTTTATTTGAGAAAATGATTCTTTTGAAATTAAAAATTGATTAAATTTGGAACCATTTGTTTGTACTGTGTCAATAAATTTAGCAACCTTTGGGTCATTTGATATTTCTGGAGAATTCAAAGCTTGCATTATTGCTCCTCCAATTACACCTCTGTAACCCTTGCTATTTTGATTGAATTTGTCGGTGGTTAAAGAAAATTCACCCCCGGAGGAGATTTTAAATTTATAGTTGCCACATTCCATATCCACATTTCCCTCTTCGAATGTGGTCTTTGTTCCGTTTTCTATGCTTGTTACTAGATTTTGAATGCACTGGTCGCCTATTTGTGAAAGAATTTTTTTTGCTTGTTCAAATGCTTTCTTCGTGAATTCCAGAGCGTTGGGAGACAATGAAATAAATGAATCTAACTCTTGTTCGCTGGCTCCAGCTTTAATCTTGGCCAAGAATACGAGAGCGTTTAAAACTTGTTGATTGTATGATGTTGTTGAAAGCTGATTAATACCAAATTTTGTTGATAGCTTTTCAAATGTCATATCATCAAAATCTTGATTGGCTGGTGGATTACGTAATTGTTTAAAATATTCCTGTCTGATATCAATTGGCATTTGAATAAGTTGCTCGGGCGTCATCTGTGTCATCAATTGAAATATTTCTTGTTTTGATAGCCGCTTTGCTTTCTTTTCTGTTTCTGCAGGTTCTACCTTTTCCTCTTCTTTTTCAAATTTTTGCTCTTTTTCTTTTCTAGCCTCTTCTGTAGATTTTCCTTTTTTATCCTCTGGTTTTTCTTCTTTCTTTCTAATGTCACCAAATAGAAGTTTAGAAGCACCAGTTTGTTCGAAATTTTCATCTTTGACCAAAGCACTAGCTTCGCCCATTGAAATTTCTTTGCCTTTGCTCAATACTTCATGAATTCCTTTGTTAAAGGAATCTTTAAAAATTAATTGAATCTTGCCAGATTTTGTTTTTACTGCGATAATTTCTTTGACAAGTTCTTCTTTTGATTTTCTGCTTCTTGGGACCTGTCTGGCTCTTTCTGCGCGTTTGCGTGCAGCATCTTTGGCCTTATCGTCAGCAGAAGATCCTTTGATCTTCTCCTTTTCCATGGCCTCACCTGTGGTTCTAAAGGAATCGTTTCTGGAACGAGCAGCTTCCGTTAAATTTAATAATTCTTTGAAGTTCATCTCAAATTATTTATCATAATATTAAGGTTCCAAGGGATTAAACAATTTTAAGTTTTTATAGCTTTTGGCTTTTCCTCTTGCCACCTTATAAAGATTACTTTTATTTAAATTATTAATTTTTGCATATTCGGCTATGTTTTCTATATAAAACACTTCTTTAGTTACAATATTTTGAAAGGTTTCACCATTGTAAGTTATAACTTTTGGCTTTTTCTTTTCCTTAACATTTTCATGGGAGCCCACTGTTTCTTTAACTGCTCTGATTTCTACTGCTGTCCAGCCTTTGTAAGTTTTTCTTTTTCCATTCAAAAGTTCACAAATTTTTACAGCTGTGAGTCCATGCTGTTTTCCAAATTCGGTCATATTTTCAAAAAAAGTTTTCTCACCTGTGTCAACTCGCTTAAGCCAATATCCATTCTTTTCTTGTGCTGGAGATTTCCATTTCCAATACCGACCTTCTTTTGTAAAGAAACCACCATGCTCATTTATAAAGGCATCCCTGTTAAAGGATGCCCTTGAGTTATCATTCATTCTTATCCAAAATTTTGAACCACGTCGATTCACTTCATCTTCTAAGGTTTTTAATTCATTAATTTCCATTGCGATATTCCGTAATAATATTTTTTAATGCTTTGACGTAATTTATTGGTTTGCCTTGAAAAACTTGTTTCAATCCATCTTCACAAGCAATCATAATTGCAAAATTATCTACAATTATTCCAGTTCTTTCTTGAAACATCAAGGCATAAGCAGTTGCTTGCGTAAAGTAATTATCGATATCTTGTTTTCTTTTTTCTTTGGTACTTGCTTTAAAGTCGATGATAGAAAGTTTTCCATCATATTCTGCAATACAATCTGTTCTGCCAGCAAGACCAAGAGTTTTTGACCACAGAGGAGTTTCAATTGCTCTAATATTGTCAATTTTATCTAGCTCTGGCTTCAACAAAAGAAAAAGAGCCTTAAAGTTTGGAAACATTTCTTCCAAATCTATAGGCTCATTCTTTAGATACTTTTCTATTATGCTATGAAATTTAGTTCCCCGTGAAGTTACTCTTCTGCTTTCTTCTGGATTTTTTTGTCTCCATTCAGCAAAAAATTGTTGTTTTTTATGTCCTACTACCGTAGTGACACTGGGGAAGTCTCCACCTGGAGTAGAATAATGACGTTTACCGTCTTTTTCTATTTCTTTTAATTCGCAGGATAAATTTATAAAATTATGATTAAACTGTTTATATTCACACAAGGTCATTTATTATATCACTTAATTCTTAAAGAGGTAGAATATTTTCCTAGAATTTTATCCAATATTGCATCTATATCATATGGAATTTCGGAACCCGGGCTTCCCATTTGTTTTTCGATTGGTAAAGAAGGTAAAGCTACAGGACTAAAACCAAATCCTCTTGGTTCTTCCTTCTTTTCTGGAATTTTTGGAGCTGGTTCTGCTCTTGGTAACGGTAGAGCTTGTGGGAATGGTTCTGGCCATGGATATGGAAATTGTTGTGGTAGAGGTATTGCTTTACGTCTAGGTAAAGTTTCTGGTGCTGGTTCTTCTTCTGGAGCTCCTTCTGGCTCTTCCTTTGGAAGAGTATCCGGTGCTTCATCGGGTTTTGGTAATGGTTTTCCCTCTGGTTTCGGCTCTGATTTTTCTACCGGTGCTGGAGGAGGCTCAAATGGCTTTTCTTTTGGCGGTGCTATTTCTTCTTTGGGTGGAGCTTTTTCCTCTTTTGGAAGTGTCGGTTCCTCTTTTGGTGGTGCTGGTTCCTCTTTTGGTGGGGCTTTTTCTTCTCTCGGGAATTTAAATGGTTCGGGACCCGTTTCTGGTTCGTCTTTTGTCAAACGCAATTCAGTTGGTTTTTCTGTGGAAACTTCTTCGGGTTTTAATTTTTTTACAACGTCGCCTTCTACAGCAACATCCTCTGGTTTTTTTGGTTCTAGCTTGATTGGTTCTCTTTTTTGTAATTGTGCTATTTGTGCTTCAACGTCATCTACTGCGCGGAAGAATGCATTCTGTATTTCTGGGTATTCTTCAAATTTAAATTCTGGATGTTTTTTCAAAAATTCTAATGCCAGATCTTCATCACGTTTTCCAGTTTTTAAAGCTAATGCTAACAATTCTTCTGGCATTACATCGACTACTTTACGAACATTAATGCGTACTTCAAGTGGATCTAGTTTACCAGAACGAATAGCGTCGAGCAAGTCTTTTAAAAGCTTGGCCTTTTGTTCCAGCAATAAATTATTTTTATTTTCTTTCAATAATTTATTGATATATCTTTCTTCCAAAAGACAAAATAATATTGTGTTTAATTTTCTTATCATATGTCATCTTCCTGCCGGAACATCAGTGTAAAAAGGATCTTGTCTTGCTCGTTTCTCTTGTTCTTCTTTTTGCTTTTTCCACTCTTTATATGCATCTCTTATTTCATTTTCTTTTTTCAATTCAAAATATGCATTTTTTTGGGCTGGAGTCATATCTTTAGTGTCAATGTATTCTTCTACTTTTTCAGCACCCTTCATTGCACCCCAGATAGCCAAAGGACCCAATGTAACTGCTAAATTTAATGGTGATGTTAAAGCTCCCAATCCCTCTACTGCTGCAGTAGTTATCGCAGGACCAACTTTAGCACCACTTGCAATCAATCTTGGTGTGGTGGTCAAATAAGGATAAGCCAAATCTGTTCCAACTCCTGCGGTTGCCCATCCACCCCAATACTGACCCCAAGGACTTTCTACACCAAGTTTTTCCATTCCCTTCTCACCAAATTCACCAAGCGGTGTTAAGTTTGCCAAACCCATTTGCGCACCAAATCTGCCAATTGGTTTTGCTGTTGATTTTACTCTTTCTATTTGCGTTTTTGTAAATGACTCGCCCGCTTTTGGTTCTTTTAAAACATCTGTTGGCAAAATTGGAGCTATTTCACCAGTTACAGTTGGTGTTGGAACCGGAACAGGTGCTCTGGGAACAACTTGCCAAGTAGCTGGAGTTTTGCTTGGTTTTGCATCTTCTGGACCAATTCTACTCAGAACGTCTTTTTCTGAGTCAAATAATTCTTTTCTCGGTGGTTTTACCAATCCTTCAGATAAAATTTTTTCTAAAACTGGATTTAATCTTCTTATCATTTTTATACTCTGAAGCTTGATTTTCTTTTTGGTTTTTCTGTAACAACAGAAACTTGTGTTCCGTCTGGATTAGTTACTACCTGGCTTGTTGGTGGAGCATTTCTATCTTTTCTTGGTTTAAAAATGTTTCCAGTTAATTTTTCAATTGCTTTTTCTTTGGTCATTCCTTGATACATTCTTTCATCTGTATCCATTGCCGGGGGAGTTGCCATTTTTGGTTCCGATGGTTCGCTCACTGATGGCTTTATACCTTGAACAATATTGGTTCTTGGTAGCTGACCAAAATTTAAATTTAATGATCGAAATGAAGATCCCAAATCTAGGGAAGACTGACTTGATGTTGCAGTGTCAATAGTCGAAGAGGAAGCATCGGGATTTATTGGAGCAGTTTCTAATTCAAACTGTCCTCTTTTTTTTGAAAGTGTACTTGATCCCGGACCCATAGTACTCGACATCAATTGTTCATTTAAGTTAAAAATGTTTGTTGTGTAGTTGGCACCATTTCCTTTTGAGAATGGTTTTTCTGCGTTCATTCGATTTGTATAACTATTCAAAAGACTTGATGTTCTATCTTTTACTTCACTGCTCATTTTTGAATAACCAAGAAGTGCTTGTCTTTTTTCCATTTCTGAAATGGGTTTAGTTACACCCATAACACCCTTTATGTCTTTCAAAAGATTTGGTTTGTTTACAGGTTTTTTAGACTCATTCAAGGCTTTTCCAGCAAAGAAATCCTTGACTTCCCAATAAAATTGTCTATTTTGTTTATTATCCATGGCTGTAAAATATTTAGATTTTCATAAATACTTAAAAGGTATGAAGAAGCAGGTTCTCCTGTTAAACCAAGACAATACCCCACTCAATATTATCACTGTCGGTAAAGCTTTTAAGTTAATGTCAAATGATAAAGTTTGGGGTGATGAAACTACCACAGAATATTATGAAGTTGCATCCGTTTCAAAAATTGTCAAGATACCTAAAATTTTAATCTTAAAATATTACGTAAAATTACCGTTTAGAAGAGCGGCACCCTCAAGAAAAAACATCTTGAGAAGAGATCAGTATGAATGCCAATACTGCGGTGTAGATCTTTGTGATAAAACAGCCACCGTAGATCATATTATTCCAAAATGCAAGGGTGGTGGTTCTACTTGGGTAAATCTTGTTGCTGCTTGCAAAGATTGTAATTTGCACAAAGGAAATAGAACACCAAAAGAAGCAAAAATGGATCTCAAAAATAAACCAAAGGAACCATCCTATGGATTCTTTTTTGATCACATGCTAATTACTTTTAGAAAGAAAAAAGATGCCTAATTACTCATTTGTGTGTGATGGTTGCAATCATGAATTTGATGAAATTTTACCAATGAAAGATTCAGATCTTCCATTGAAAAAACCATGCCCTAAATGCAATAAAAAGAAAATTGCCAAAAACTGGGGTCAGTACAAGACTGGTATTGCCTACGACACCACTTTAACGCCCTCCAAACTGCACGGAAGTGCATGGGATGAGGTAATGGCCAAGGTCAAGAAGGCAGCTCCCAGGAGCATGCAGGACCGCCTAGAACAAACCCGCACAATGAACGGTGGAAGATACGTAAGATAAATATTTTTATGGACTACGAAATTCAAAAGGTAATATTCAAAAATTGCACTGTTTACAATATTTTGCATGAATCAAATATTTTGGGTCATGTCATTCAACATGAAAATTCAAATGTTTTGGTTCAAACTGATGAGTTGCCAATAATTCCATTGGCTGAATCTTTTGGTTTCCAAGGTCATTTTTATCTTGCAACCGAAAATGGTTACGAATCAGTAAATTTAAATTCAACTTCAGAATTCAAGCCAATTTACGAATTCAAAGTGATTAACCTTGAAGATCACCTTTTGACTGAATCAGAGCTTTAAGAATATAAAAGCTATCTACAATATCCGTAACAGGATTCGACAAAGTTTTTTGATCAAACGCCAACAATAAGTTGGTGTTTGTTTCTTTTGAAAAAGACTCATACATCAAAGCCTTGTCAGCATTTCCTTTTCCGGTTGCCATTTTCTTTGCTTTTGATGGTTCTATTATTGTCAATGGAACTGCTGCTTTGTAAAGTTTATGTTTGAATATCCCCATGTTTTCCGCAAGATTGAATACTTTTCCTTTAGAACCATAAGAATAACCCTCGACAGCAACATCTGATGCTCCAATGCAAAGATTGATAGCCCAATCTGAAATCGTGTCAAAACGATCTACGTCTTGAACATATTCCTGAAAACTTTCACCAGTAATGTTTGGCAAAATTTTGTCTGCGTATTTTTTAGTGTTTGTCAAATAATAGAAAAAGCAATTGTCAAATTTAAATGGCTTTCTCTCATCATAAAGACAGAGGCATGGGCACGTTATTGAATAATCTACACCTATTAACATGTGGAACATAGATATTTATTCTTCATACCAAGG